TTGGGTGGACCCTGCCAGTTACAGGATTAATAAACTTAGACTCTCCATACTGCTTAGTTTTCCTATCATATCCTAGCAATGGATTAATAAACCCTGAAAGAAGCTTTTCATTACCCTTCCATATTTTGAGATCTGTTATTATTGGGTTGCCTTGATACTTAGACATTTCCTGCTTTCCTGTGCCTGCCATGTTCTTTAATCCTTTCCTGTGCAAAGCCTCAAGAAGCTGTTTAGGGCTTGTAAGATCAGGTGTTATCTGAGTCACTCCACCAAAAAGCGTCATTTGCTTTCCTTTTGCGTCTGACTGCTCATAAGTTAGTTCAGCTTTTAAAGTATCTTCCACAGAATCTTTTTGTGCCCTGACTGTCGCCTCTATTTCTTTCAGTGTTGGTATGTCAACATTTGCACCAGAGAGCTCCATCCAGGCAACTGCAGGAACACAGTTCATCTCTATTTCTAATGTATTCCATAGGTTGAGGCGTGCAACTTCTGCAAGCTGCTTTTTCATTATTGTTTCCAAATGCACAATATCCTGATAAGCATATTCTACTTGCGCAGGTGAAGGCTCTTTGCCATAGACAAAACTTCGCTGCAGGGTTTTATCTAATGTGATTCCACAGTATTTCTCTGTGAGTTCATTAAGTGAAGTTCTACCACTGACACCACCTGTTATTACATGCTCTGCAATCATGGTATCATAGACATTTTTTAGAGTTATGTTTAAATGGTGCTTGATAAATTTGCACTCAAAGAGTAGGTTATGTCCTACTACTACTGCTTTTTCAAGGAATTTAAATTTCTCAGGCTTTATTTCGTCATTACATTTGATAGCCTTAAAACCATCTGCAAGCATCACCTGCACAGTTACTATTTTTGATCTGTAAGGATCTGTACCACAGTCAGCAGAATCGTCTGTTTCAATGTCTAGGTACACTAGGTTTTGAGTTGTAAAGTAATCCTTGTCCACTTATACCACCATTTTATTTAACAGGCTCGTTAATGTGAGCCTGTTATAATTGGAGTTATTGGTTATATAGTTATCTATACTCAGATACTAACAGTTGATTCTTCTATGTCCTCAAAGACTACTTTATTTACCTTAATGTTAGTGTTTTTCATTTTATAATGTCTTACAATTCCGACATATTTATTCAACAAATCTCTTTTGACACTCCAAAGATTTTCATCACAAAGGTTTTCCACTGCATTACTTTTTGCTTTTCTTTTGATTTCCAGACAAAGACTATTAATTATAGTTTTATACTTTTTGTCAACATTCATATAAGTGTTGTTGTTTAGTCTCTGCTGCTCAGGTATTCCGGTTACACAAATATTATAAGGAAATACCTTAAGCATAAATCTGTAAGAAGTGTTTCTGCGCTCGTCATAACCTTTGATTTTTCCATTGCCCTTTACACTCACAGGATCAAGACACATAGGCAGGTGCTTAACTGAACACTGACTTTCAAACATTTCTACAAGATCCTTATCATCAACCTGATACTTAGTAAATGCAAAAAGTACATTTGGATTCTTTTTCCCGTAGGTTGTTATCATTTCTACAGTCCAGTCAATTTCTTCTATTGCCTCAATTGCATCAACAGGAATAACTACACAGTCAGAAACACTTAATGCGTGCCTGCAACTTTTATTGTTCTCAATAATTGGAGTAGTGTCAAATATGATATAGTCAAAATACTGCTTGTAAGTTTCAATTAAATTAACAAATCGCTTCCATGTCTTGTCTTCCCCTCCCTGAGTTTCTTCAACAAATTTAACTGTAGGTATTAAACCATTGCTGCCAGGTATTAAAGATATTGAAGCACCGTCTGGCTGTTTTATGTCTCCTCTTACATGTATAGGCACATTTATTGCATTTCCGTGCATGTTTTTAAGTTCTGTATACACATTTGAAAGTGTGTTTTCTCTGTATGATGGCTCGTTGCCATTTACATTAAAGCACTTTCCAAGACTTCCCTGTGGATCAGTATCAACAAGCAATACTCTATTGTTTTCTTCAAACAAATAGTTTGCAAGATTAAAACAGGTAGTTGTCTTTTGACAGCCACCTTTGTGATTTCCAATAGTTATTACAGTACATTCGTGCTTTTCATTAAGCTCAGTAAGTTTTGCCATGTGTTTTCTAATCTCATTTGTCATTTATACCACCAACCTTTTTAATTTTTAAGAGTTATTCCCCACCCGAATTTTAAACACTCACTCATAAACGTTTCTGTGTTCTTTCCAAAATAAATTAAAGCGTGATTCTTTAGTTCCCCCTTAAGAGGGAATACCACTGCATTTGCATTTTGAGCACATAACTTAAACCATTCTGCACTTGTATCATTTCTTACAATTGCAATGGCTTCCACTACTCCACCGTCAAGATACCTTGACACTAACTTTTCAATGTACTTTTTAGGTTCACCCTCTGGAGACAACAAATCCAACCACACTTTACCAGACCAATTTTTATTAAGTGTTTGTGGGTCTTCGTACTCATTATGTGAATCAATTATGTATAGACTATTCTTTGACTTGCAAGCAGTAAGCGTAATTTCACCCATAATTACTTTTGCACATTTTATATATGGGTCATAGGGAGTTACTGGAATTGCAGCTTTTGCAGCTTTTACAGCCTTTTCAACTCTCTCTCTATCGTGGCGTTCACGTTCTAATGTTGCTTTTCTTAAAATCTCTTCATCTACTCGCTTTTGTTCAAGCATTATATTCTCAAGTTTCTTCCTCTGAACTTCCTGCATGTGTTTAATTTCAGCTTCCAGCTTTGCTTTTTCAATTGCTTCTTTTTCTTTTGCAATAGCTTCACCATCTTCTAATATCTCTTCTTCCTCTTCATCTTCTTTTTCGGCTGAAAGTACCTGCTCTACAATTTCTGCAAGGCGTTCATTCTCTCTGTCTTCTTTCTCTTTTGCAATGCGCTCTTTTTCCAGTTTTAAACGTTCTTCACGCTCAATCTCAAGCTTTTTACGTTCATACTCTTCTTTTTCTTCACGTTCTTTTTTAAGTTGTGCTTCCATTGCATGCCTTTTTTCTTCAGCTTCTTTAAGAAGTATATCCCTGTTTTCTCTGCTTACTCTTGTGGCTGCAAGCTCAATATTTTCTTTTCCTGTGATTGCGTATGCTATTATTCTTTTCTGTGTTTCTTCGTCAAGTTCTGCAAGTTTGTTAATTTCTTCCATGGTTCCTTTGATATAATCATCCAGAAGATCATTTACCTTACAGCCTGTGACGATTACGATTCTGTCTACTGCTGTTGTAAAGTTGGCTGCGCGTTCTACTGTTGCTGCACCAATACTAAGTTGTTCAGCAAGCTTGAACCTAGTATCTTTAGACTCATCATTTTGATGAGTCTTATTTGTATATCTATTTACACCGCGTTCTAACTTTTCTATCAAATACCGTCTACCAATAATGTAAGTCCTCTTTTTCTTGTTCGGGCTCCTGCGGCTTAGCTGAATATCACACATCCACCTTTTAACATCTTCCTTAGTGTTAAATTCACGCTCAACAGTCACAAAAGGAATATTATGTTTCTGACAGATGCTATAGCGATTATGCCCATCAACTATGGTTTCATGCCCTTTCCAAACAATAATAGGCAGTGTCTCATCATAACCTTCAGATAAAAGATTATCTTCAAGTCCTTTGTATTCTTCCTCTGTAAGCGGAGGAATCAAATCTCTTAACTCATTATCTATTTTCAGTTCTATCATTTATACCACCTTAACTTATTCTGTCTGTTTTACTGTTATACCACCTTACACAGAATAATAGGCTGTTCTTGTATTTAAACATTGTTACTTACTACTGTTACAACCTGAAAATATTATTTTAGCCTGTCAAATTAAACACAAAAAGAGAAAGGAAGGAGGAAAGAAAAGAAAAGAAAAGTAAGTAAATTATTTCAAGAGCGCATCACCGTGCCAAGGTAATTCACCTGCAACATCATTCACACATTCACTACCAACACAGCCACCAAGCATATTAATAGCTGATCTAACTTCGCGCTCAAGGTAATTTGTACTAAATTCTATATTTCTAAACAAGAAACCTCTGTACTGTGCACTTGTTTCAGGATCTTCAAGGATTTTAAGATCCCCTCTAATAACCATTGTATAGTTAAGCAGATCAGTAAGCTTTTCAATTGTAGAATCTACACTGCTTAACTCCTCTGTGTGTTCTTCAACTTTCTGAATAATTACATTCACAGTATCGCCAGGGCATATGCCGTGCTTCTCTGCAATGTCGTTAATCGTTACTCTGCATTTTGTCTGTACCGTGCGTTCTCCGCATTTTATTATTTCTCCCATAGTACCTAATAGTACCCGAAAGTATAAATAACTATCTAATATTATGAAACCTGTATGAGACAGTTTAAAGTAAAACTTTTAGCCTGTCAAAGATCATAGTAAAGATTTACCTCTCTAAAGTTGCATGAGGCTTACGGAGAAGCCCATAGTAAAGAAAATAATTAAAGTTGGTATGTTTGTATGTCTGAACTTCTCAGAGGATCAAATGAGCATAAATTTAGATAAACGGAATATTTTATTTTTGCCTGTTAATTTCCTGTGCAAATGCTCAAAAGCTCAAAACTGCTTTTAGAATACTTTTCTAAACAAAAAGTGTGCCGACCTTTTTGCTTGTGCCGACCAAAAACACTATCAGTAGTATACAATCGAGAAGCGGACATATGTGCCGACCATAACTTAAGCCACTGCATAACGGAAAATCCGTATTTGTGCCGACTTTTTTTTACATAGGAGACTCTAGTATGTTTACACGTATGTTTACATATGAGCATTTATTCTGTAATATTATTTTATAATTAAATATTGTTTTACCTACTTTTACTCGGCACACTTGGCACTCTTACTGTTTTTAGCCGACACAAGGTATTGGCACATGCCATGACACAAAGCAATTTTTTGGTGGCACAGAAAAATTTTAGTGAATTTTAGCAGATTTTAGAGAAATTTTCAGAAAATTCTCAAAAATTCTAAAGAAATTACTCAAATGTTGCTCTAAAGATACTTTTCTAGAATTAAAAAAAAATTGCTTGTGTGTTCAATCACACAGAGCATTTTTAAAATCGTCTAGCACAGAAGTCTTTTCTTCTACGTGTGTTGCATTTGCAAAGGTATTTAATCCTTTTTCGTCTCCTTCTTCATTTTCCATTAGTTTTATTCCTGTGAAAACTCTAACCTGCTTAGAATCTCCAAGGATAGATTTAATTTCAGGTGTTACAAATCCACACAGTTTTTTCATACGTTCTCTTTTTTCTGTTACTGTTATGCCTATCTGTCCACACCAATATTTCAAACCGTTTTTAATTTCTTGCTCTGACAGCTCAGGCATACCATGTATTTTCCTATATTTGTTGTATGCTTCATAGACTGTTACATTTGGTATAACTCCGCCTAGTGGGTCCTGGTCTATGCAATCGTCAACAAAATATTTCATAGGATTACTTTTCATATCATATTCGAGTCCTTTTTGTGCAACTGTCCTCTTATCAGTAAATCTCTGATTTCTCTCTAATCTTTTTAGTCCTTCTAAAGCCCATTTGAGCACTCCAGACATTTCTCCAGAGTCTTTTATTAGCTCTGCAAATCCTTTTATATCGTCTTTTGTATCCGATATTGGATTATTGAAAGATATAATTACATCTCTTCTTTTATCTCCAGTAGTGAAAGCGTCCTTCTTAGGCATCTTGTTCAATGCAAATATCAATTTTGCATTATTGATAAAATCAAAAGGCACTCCATAAGGCAACCTTGCACTAATTTTATCAGTGTTTGAAGACAGTTTTTTAATATTTTCAGTATTCTCTATTTTCTTTGCTCCAATGTCACCGCAAATATTTGCACGCTTACCATGGAGTTTAGCCAGGTAATAGTCAACATTGTTATGGTCTGTCAGTTGGTTAAGTGTGGCTGAAGAAGTTGCCTCATTTCCAAGTAAGTAAGTTAAAATTTTTATTACTGTCCCTTTTCCGTTACCACCATCACCCAACAAATAAATTATTGACTGGTACTTGTAGTTATTTAGCAGGCAGAAGCCAAATATCTCCTGCATTAGTACTCTCTGTTCTTCATTTCCTTTAAACACTTTATCCATAAGGTCCAGAAATAGTTTAGGTTCTGGAGCTGCTGGATCATAGCTTATAGGTATTTTATTGAAAAATACTTTATCAGGCGTAAACTCCTGCAGTTCAAATGTCTTAAGGTTTAATACTCCATTTCCAACTGCCAAATCATCTGGATCATAGTTATATTCTGCTTCACATACAGAATTTAAAATCTCAAGGACTTTTATTACATTGTTGGCGTGCTTTTCTACAATAGGTGTTTTATGCTCCTTGCCTGCCAGCATTAGAATATCTCTCTTAAGTCTGGTTATTGCTGTTTGATCGTCAGGATATACACCATTATCATAAATCCTTAACATACCTGCTACATATTTCATGTGCTTTTCCTGCATGATCTCTCTAGCAAGCACCTGAATCATGGTACTCCTGCCAGACTCAGAATCCAAATCAAAAACCATTTTATGTTCCTGGTCAGGATTCTTACTGTTGTTTTCTGCAACTGTATTTTTGTACGCTTTAGCTATTGATCTTATATCTTCTGTAGTAAACTTATTAAAGTAATTTTTTATGTTGTTTCTTATGAATAAATTTACTTCATCTTCATTAGTCACGTTCTTTAAAACTGTTTCCGTAAATTCTATAGCTTTCTTAAAGTTCTCAGTCTTTGCAATTGTCGCATCTGCGCAAGTGCTAGGCTGAACTTTGTTAAGCAGGTGAACCAGAATATCCTTGCTCTGGTCCTTTACTTTCTCGAACTCTTCTTTTGTATGCCTTAAGAAATACTCTGCAACGTCCATTTTAGACAGGTTCTCTTTCGGCAGCAGAATTATTTTAACGTCTACTCCTTCATTCTTCAATAGGAGAGCTGTCTTAATCGCTCCGTGTTCTCCGGCACCTGAGAGCTCGTTATCATTGCATATGTAAACAGTTTTCAATCTCCTTGCAGCATGAACAAGCTTATCATGGTCGTTCTCTGCAAACTGAACAGTAACAGGAGACAGCACTGGAATACCATTCTGCATAAGCATTATAGCATCTGCAATACCCTCTGTAATAATACAGTAATCCTTTCCTCGAATAGAGTCTTCGCCAAAGAGGTACCTGTTATTGATTGCTTTGTTAATGTACGGTCTTTTTTCGCTGTGTACTAGCAGTTTCTTATACTTCGCACTCTCATAAGGTGTGTTCGGAGTTTTAAGAAGTTTATCTTCTTCAGGATTCTTTACTTTCCCTTCTTTATCTTTCTCAGATCCTCTTGCTGCAAAATTTACAACTTTGCCACAATTCCAGTACGGGAATACTATTCTTCCCTGGAATATTTCTGTTACTACATTGGTGCCTGTCCCATCATTAGAGTAGACAATATTTATAAGCCCTGTTTTAAGCAGTGTATCATCATCAATCACATTAATTAAGTTGCTCCCGTTTCCTGGCTTTGCATATCCAATTTTCAGAGAATCAATTGTATCATCTGTGATTCCCCACTTGCCCTTAACATATGCCCTGTGCTCAGGAGTAAGGTTAGCATGATAAATTTCTGCTGCCTGTGTTAAGGCATCGTGTACCTTATGTGCCTCTGCAGAGTCTGCAATATCTTTTTCTGTTACTCCTTCGAAAGGTATACCTGCTTCATCTGCTGCAATTTTAAGAATTTCTGGAAAATCTTTAGTAATGTCGAGGCTCTGAGCATATGCAATCCAGTTGAAAGCATCTCCCTTATCATTCGTTGCAAAGTTCTTATAATACTGCTCTCTGCAATTTACCTTCAAAGACTTGCCACTTACACTTGCTGCAGAGGTTGCGCCCATGTACCATTCGTTTCCTTCCTTATGTAGAGAAACAGACTTTCCAATAAGTGAAACTAAATCAATAGACGCTTTGACTTTTTCACTAAACGCCTTTGAAGGCTTTTTGTCGTTCTCCATGTTACTCGCTCCTGATAATAATCTGTTTCTTTACCATTTTACCACCACGTTATATATCCTTTTAGTAAGCAAACATTCCTACTAAAAGGATACAGTTATATGTTGTATTTCTATTTAATACTTTGTGTGTATATTAACTCAGTTTTAACTTAAACTCTTTAATTTCGCCACTCACAAACTTTTCTCTTATACTGCACTCTTCTCTGCAACTACGGCAAATAAAAGAATGTTCAGAAAATGCCTCACAAATATTAGTGTACTCACAATAATTTTTGTAAAGCGTGCTCAATCTATCACTTTCTTGTATTGTTTTATTTCTCCTCTATCAAAACGCTTCCAGATTCCACAGTTTTGACACTCCCACCAGCTAGTACAGTACCTAGATTCGTTTGTAAACCCTTCACACTTCTTTCTGTAATCGCATTTGAACATTTATACCACTCCTATAGATAGATTTAAATATAATACCTGCGTATATAGTATTTGTACAACAAATCTTTTTTAAGAATCGTTGTTCATTTATACCACCAGAGGGAGGTTTAATCTCCCTCTATACCACCACTTCTTTTCTAGTTGTTTTTTAACCACTCTCTTTCCTCTTCAAGCACACCATTTATTTCATTTTGTATACTTTCTCTTGGGTTTAGTATCAACATTGCAACAGCTCCGTAAAGCATACCGATTGCAAAAATTAAGCTGGTGCTCTCACCGTACGCATATTCAACATACATACCCACAGGGAAAGGCGAAAGTGCCATAATTGTGAGTATAGCTGGTTTAATTTTCATGCTTACACCTCAGCAGCTCCCCCATTTCTGATAATCCTTTTTTGCAACTTCTCTGAAGCTGTTCCATTCCTCAGCATCCCACTCAGCCACTGCTAGGAGCTCTGCCTCAAGAAGAGCATCATACTTTTTCTGTGCTGATTTTTTAGTTTTGTACTCGAATGTTTCCCCACAGTCATGCTCTTTCCTAGACACAATATAAACAGTTGCCAACTTTTTATACACAACTTTGTAAAGCTCAAGCTCTACTGTTGTCAGGTCTTCTTTGAGTATATCTGTAATCACTGCATCAGGACACTCTATAAAGCTGTAGGTTTTCATTGTTTCATCCATGTAAATTTTCTCTGCCATTTAAACCACCCTCTTTTTAGCTTTCTTTTCTTCTGCCATTTCTGCAAGGTACGCAGGGCACTTTAAAAAGTTCTTCTCGCATTTCTCAATATCTGCTTCAGGATCTCGCTGCAATTTGCAAAACTGTACAGGCTTGAAATCTTGCAACTGCACATAGTGGTAAAACCTGTCAGTACCATTCGAGGCAACACATTTTCTGTGAATAATACCTTCACCTTTCTTTGACAGAATAATTTTCTGGAGCCTACTGTTGTCTATGTGTGGACAGAAGCCTACTGCATCAATATTAGTGTACTCTGCAGGGTCCTTGTCTGTGTAGTCTTCACCAATTGCTCTAAAATTGTAATCCTCTTTAATTGCCTTTTCTATTTTTCTCGATCTGGTCACAAAATCACCTGCACATAACAAGAGAGAATTTCAGCCCGTCTGCAGTCAAAAACTGGTGTAGGCTCATAAAACTATAACCCTGTTCATCCAGGTCATTAAGCGTGCTCTGCAGGTTGCTTATTGGTCCATTCTTGACAACGTATTTTGACATGTTCATTGTGTGCATCATGTTTAAACCGCCTAAACTTTCAGATTCTATCACGATAATTTAATTTTTTATTCTGTAGATTTTATAGCTTTAATTTTTCTTTTCCGTTTCTGTAAAGTATGCACACAGGTAGTATATAACGTTTACGTAACTGGCTCTAAGGCAGTATAATGTAAGGCTGAAAATCTGCTAAAATCTAAGTTTGGTATATAAGCTAGGTAAGGATTCCATCTACATACGAAAAGCTTTTATACTATCGTATCCTAGTAAGTGTTGCTTAGAATTGCGGGAGTAAGCAAGTCTAAAGCGACAGACTAAAATGACAATTTGAAAGGTGGTATAGAATGGATATAATAGAACTTTGTGAAATGGGAGACAAGCTCTCTGTTGCTGAATCTCTAGCTGAATTACATGTTAGAGCTGGAGATAAACTTAAGGATATTGTGAAATATTCTAAATTGGGGGATATTTCAGCAGTAAATACTGCCCTGGCACAGTATGATAATTATAAGGCTCTTATCGACTGTGTAAGAAGCCTGACAGTAAAACAGTAATGAGCAAACTTATAAAATAAACTAAATCTAACATGAAAGATCATAAGAGGTAGAAAATGACACCAGAAGAAGCAAAGCAGATTGCAGATGAAATTAACTCAAATGAAGACCTGACAGAAGAAGAACTTGCAGATATTATGGAAGGAGAAGACGAAGAAGAAGAGGAATTTGACGAAGAAGAAGAAAACTCACCTGACCAGGTAATTGAGACAGTTTCAACTATCAGACAGCCTGTAACCATTGAAACGGAAGTAGGGGCAGACACAGGCGCAAAAGGAGAAGTTAAGCCTTATGCAAAGGTAAGGATCACCAGGCACATGGAATGTGAGGGTGATTCATTAGAAGTTTATGACATGGTCGGGCAGGACTTTTTTGAGCTGTCAGGACAGGTTAAGGCAGTTATTGCAGATATGAAGAAGAATCTTAACAAGGGTAAGCCGGAGATGCAGTAATGCTGCAACTCTCCCTTACTTATGAAGAAAGCGCAGCACTCATGAAAGTCTTAGTCCGTGTTGTGTGTGGCGAGATGAACGTTGATGAACAGACAGAAAGAGTTTGTGTAAGAACTTTAAAGATGCTTAATATTGAGGTGGTATAAGATGGTAAAGGTTGTTCCTCTCCAGAACAAGTTTTTTAAGAGAACAGAAAGTTTCAAGGCGGTAGTATCTGAAATAATACTTGAGGATGCTCCTAAATACGGTGGTGGAACTAGAACAGATCTTGTTATTAATTTTGAGGGTGAGGAACCATCTTTAAGACTTGATATGAAGCTTGATAAGTGGGTGGAGAATAAGGGTGTTCTTGAGCCTAAAAAGTTTAGTACTATGTCCAGGTTCCTTGAGTCATTTAAAAAATTTAAGGTTGCAGTGAAGTTTAACACAGATTACACAGAGGTTGCAACCACTCCAGATTTGTGCGGAAAAGAGTGCTCGTTCAATGTAGAGACTAAAACGTTTATCCCTGATCCTAAAGAGTTGGATGCTGAAACAATGCAGCCTAGAGAAGTTACTTTTTATGTGTGGAAACTTGCAGGGGTGGAAGGGCTGTAATACAGCTCTTAAATTTTAGGTGGGTGGTATAAATGATATGCAATGAGTTTAACCTTGAATCTGAGACAACTGTACTTGCTTCTGACTTTCACGTTGGCAACAAAAATACTGATATGGTAGCACTTAAAAAGATGGTTTCAGACGTTAGAAAAAATGGGTATAATTTAATTGTACTTGGTGACCTGTGCGAGTGTATTTCATCTAGAGACAAAAGGTTTGACATGGGAACTGTTGCACCTGAATTTTTAGGCGACAATATGATAGGCAGGCAGTATAAGAGTGTAGAAAAACTGCTTAAACCCATTGCAGACCAGATTCTTATGATTCACTCAGGGAACCATGACCAGTCAGTTACAAAATACTGCCACATAGACATGGTAAAAGATCTTTGTGAGAACCTTGAAACAACTTATTCAGAATATACAGCACTTTCCAGGCTGTCATACTGCAAAAGAGGAAAGAAGTTTTCATATAATCTTTATTCAACTCACGGGCATGCAGCAGGCAGGCTCAGAGGTGGAAAAGTTAATTCACTTGAAGGACTTGCATCACACATAGATTTCGACATTGCCGCAGCAGGACATTCACACGATTTATTCTATACAAGCCAGCAGAGAATGTTTCAGACTAAATTCGGACACCTTGGACTTAAGACGCAGTATTTTTGTAACACAGGAAGCTTTTTAAAGGGGATCGTAGAGGGAAGCGGTGTATCTTATCCAGAGCAGGCAGGGTATAGACCTTTGAAAATAGGGTATCTTAAGGTTAAGCTTAATCCTAGAGAATATGGTGTTAGTGTTGAGGAAGTAATTATGTGAGGTGGTTTAAATGTGTGATCTTCACGAAATAAATAGGCTTCTATTAAAAGTAAATGAACTTGAAGATAGCAAGTTTGGTAGAACTCCTATGGAGAAAGTAGAGCTGTCAGATAGACAGCTTTTTTATTTTAAAGAGATTTATAATAAAATTGGACAGATAGTAGCTATATGGTGATATAAATGTCAAATGAGTATCCAGGTGTCTTTATCACTTGCGACACAAGAGAGCAGAGCGCATTAAAACTCAATCATAAAACTGAGACAGCTATTAAAAAAGACACCTACTTTATATCTGACTATTCAGCCGAAGAGAAGAGAGAACTTGCAAAGAAAAGACCTCGGATTTATAGTGTTTATGAACACTTCTCACAAAAAGGCGCGGAGGTTGCAATAGGGAAACTTGACAGGTGCGATTATCAAATTTCAGGTGAGCATAGAGGCTTTCCTGTGAATATTGGAGTAGAGTATAAGCACATAAATGATTTTGCTGGCAGTCACGCTGATCTCCCATGGAAGTTATGGGAATCTGCAGAGCTGTTTCAAGATGTTGCGCTCTTTGTGGAAGGACGGATTGATATAGAACAGAGTGGTAATTTCTATTATGTCAAAAACTGGGCAGGTGAAAGCGTACTTAGATATGACCTAATGCAGTCACGGCTTGCAACCTGGGAAGCTCAAGGCGTACACGTCAGGACATTTGAGAAACTTGCACACTTTCCTATCAATTTAGAAAATTTGATAGATTACTGTGCTAAGTCAGGGCATAAGTCATTTGAGTATAAAGAACCTTGTGCAGCAGATTTAACGCTTAAAATGCTTATGCAAGTGCCTGGGATTAAGTTATACACTGTGAATAAATTGTTAAGCGGTAATCCTGATATGACCTTTGCAGAGTTGTTAGGGTATGATCTTAAGTGGATGAAAGGAAAGATAGGGAAAAAGACAGGGGAAATGTTGTGGAGGGTGCTGCATGATGTGGATTATAAACCCTCTAAAGTTGAGAGTTTAAAGAGTGGTGAACACTCACAATAACTTTATATATTTTTAGAGTACTTATTATATGGTGGTATAAATGTTATCATTAGGTGTTATACTAGGTATTTCAGGTGCGCTCTGTGTGTCTTTCGGGCACTCAGTAACAGCTAATGTCCTTTGGGTATTTGGGAATATTATGATGCTGTACCATGCATATGTATTAGGTGATATTGACACAGCTATACTGTTCTCTGTGTATGAATGCATTGCAGTTGTAGGGCTGCTAAGATATGCTCTATCAAAACCCTCTAAACTTTAATTTTTAAACTGTCCTGAACAGAAGCAAAAATGTTATATACTTTTACTGTCTATTAGTCTTGGTGATAAAATTTACAAGCTTATAACCTGTCCGTCCTGTGGTGGTGAGTTCAGGAAAACAGCTATAGGAGGGTTATTTATCAAATGCCCTTTCTGTAATGTTAAATTTATACTGAGGTGGTAAAATGACTGAGGAAACAGCAGAGAAAATTATGTTAGTGTGTGAAAACTTATCGTATTTCCTAGAAAAGAAGAATGAAAAGTATGGTAATTCTGCATTAGAACCTATGAATGTATTTTCTAAGAGTGAGTCTGAAGACTTGCTTTATGCCAGGATAGATGATAAACTAAGCAGAATAAAGAACAGTGAAGAGTTAAGAAAGAATGATGTTGTGGACCTGCTTGGTTATCTAGTGCTAATTTGCATTAGAAAAGGCTGGTTAAGCTTCAAGGATCTTCTGGACTGATAACATGGAAATAGTAGAAAAAACCTTAGCGGGTATTCACTCTTCAGGCGTGAAACACATAAGAGAAAACGGAGAGCTTACTAAAGATCAGAATGGCGATTCATGCATATTTTGCCATAATATACACTTTATTTGTGACTCACAGGATATGGCTCATGTACCAATGGGCAGCACTACAGAAAGACTAGATAATGACTTTGCAGCAGGTCTTATTTATCCTTCTCATGCTAGGCTTAGGGGGCTTGGCTTTGATTATGGTTATGGGTGGTTAATGTGGCTGGAAGGACTCATAGAAAAAACTATTAAAATCCTTCGACAGAATCCTAACACAAGAAGAGCCTATATTCCTTTATTCCGTCCTGAACACGTAGGGTCCACAAAAGAAGTGCCATGTTGTGTAGGATTGCAGATTGAAATTATAGACGGCTTAGTCTGCATGACTACTATCTTCAGAAGTAATGACTGTGGGCAGGCGAGTCCTTCAGATGACTTTGGATTTAGGCAGTTGCAGAGATACTTTGCTTTCAGGCTTGGCAGAGGTATAGGAAAGTATTGCAGGTATGTAATTAACGCACACCTTAAAATAGGTGATTCAGACAAATTTAACGCATGGGAGAGGGTGTAAATGGTACTAAAAGGCTATAATGTGGAAGAGTTTGATTGCTGGCGTATTTCAGTTGTTGCCAATAACGTAAAGGAAGCAAAGAAAGTTGCAGTTGAGTGGGCTAAAAGCTTTTGCGTATATCAAAACTGGTTTAATGTTCGTGTTAAGTGGGCAAAGAGTGCAGATGTACAAGGGTTGTCTACTAGTGTAATTGACGATCAAGGAGAAGCATATTCAAGACATTTTATTAATTATATAGAATGGTGAGAAAATGAAACAAGTACAGGTAAACAAAAATTATCCTGAGACATTAAGAGAATGTGAATCTATGATGCACGCAAATAATTGTGAGGCGTGTTCAATTGGTGGGTGTGCTTGGAAGTGCTCACATAACGATAAGTTGTATAGTGATGCGCTTAGTGCAGGGTTGATAGAAGAGGTTAGAGACTCTAACGGTGGAACAGGCTACAGGTGGTTATAATGATAAATAATATTACTGTGAAAAACACAGACGGGTTTATAATGCCATGGGACAGACAAACAATTGTAAATCAGATAGTAAAAGAAACTAAACTGAGTGAGATATTTTATAACAAACCTGCTGCAACTATAGAAGAAGCTCAGGCAGTTGCACAGAAAGCAGAGGGTTTAATTTTAAAATTGAATATTAAGCAGGTTTCAGGTCCACTTATCAGAGAAGTTGTAAACTCTGTACTGCTGGAAGAAGGTAAGGCAGAATGGCGTAACATTATGACCAGGGTAGGTGCCTCTGTGTATGACGCTTACGAGATTGACTCAGGGTATGGTTTTGAGGCAAATGATAACGCTAATCAAATAAGTAATGCGGAGACATCCCACAAAAGAAAAGCCGACAAAATGAGCAAAGAGCAGAATTTACTGCTATTACCTGAAAAGCTAGCGAACTCGCATTTAGATGGTATGTGTCACGTTCACGATCTCGAATATTTCGGCACACGCTCTTTCTGTATGGACCACGATTTAAGGTTTTTCTTCTATTATGGTTTCATTGCAGATGGCATAGGTATGCAAACAAGTATAGCAAAACCTGCAAAGAACGCTGAGGTTGCGATGCTTCACGCCACTAAAATCTTGGGATCTGCACAGAGTAATTTTGCAGGCGGGCAGGGTTTCTATAATTTCCTTACATTCATGGCACCTTATTGGGAAGGGAAAACAGAGAAGGAAATAGAACAGCTTATGCAGTTGTTTGTTTACGAAATGACACAGATGCTAGCTTCGAGGGGTGGACAAACTGTCTTCAGCTCTGTGCAACTTTCGCCAGGTGTTCCAACACTCTGGAAAGATAAACCTGTGGTGTATCGTGGTAAAGTATGTAATGGTGTTCAGGCACCCTTAAGGACTTACGGAGAATTTGAAAGAGAGGTAAGACTCGGCTTTAAAGCTCTTATGAATGTTATGCTTGAAGGTGACGCAGTAGGAAAGCCTTTTAGTTTCCCAAAGCCTGAAATATCAGTTGAGCCAGACTTTATGAATGAAAGAGAAGAGTTTAATAAAGCACATCCTGAATTACCTACATACCATGAACTTTATCTAAAATCCTTTGAACTGGCTGCAAAGTTTGGTACTCCTTACTTTGATAATCAGATTCCTGAATATAGAGGTGCGGGTAACGGGGTGAGCTGCTACCAGTGTTGCGCGTACTCGTTTTCAGCAAATCCAGCAGATGATGAACATTTCGATGATAAAATGTACTTCAGAAACGGTGTTCATTTCTCTATGGGATCATGGATGGTAATGTCTTTAAACTGCCCCAGGGTAGCATATGAAGCAGAACACAACGATGAAAAATTATTCAAAGGGTTGAGAACTCTTATGGATAACGCCATTGAGATCTTCAAGGTTAAACGAAAATGGATGGATAACCTAATTGTAAAGGGTAGGATTCCTTTCGCCTCACAGCATCCTAGAGACCCTAACACTGGAGAAATAGGTTCCATGGCAGTAGATTTTGATAGTCTTGTGTACACTATTGGAGTAATAGGAATTAATGAGATGGTCCAGTATCACACAGGCAAACAAATCCATGAAAGTAAGGAAGCTTACAAATTGGCAATTAGGGCAATGTTTGAGATGAAGTTGTACGCTCAGGAGCTCTCAAAAGAAAATGGTATAACTATTGCTCTTGCGCGCACACCTGCAGAGACAACAGCACAAAGGTTTGCTGTCAGTGACCTCTTACACACAGAGTACAGAGACAAAGCGGCAACTGTGATAAAAGGGGATCTTGAGGCAGCCTTACAACAGATAGATCAGACAAAGGACCTACCAATTTATTACACAAACGGAACACACACGGCAGTAAACGCAAATATAACGCTGCCTGAGAGAATAAGCTATGAGCATACCTTCTTCCCTGTGGTAGATGGTGGGAATATTCTGCATATCTGGTTAGGTGAGGGCAGCTCAAGACCTGAAGGACTGATGGATTTCGCCATGCAACTGGCTAAGAATACTCAGGTTGGGTACTTTGCCTTCACTAGAGACATGACAGTTTGCACAAATGGCGGGTATGTAAGCAACGGGTTGCATGACAAATGTCCTAAGTGTGGGTCTGATAAAGTGCAGCACTTGTCAAGGATTACTGGTTATCTCCAGGCTGTAGAAGGTTGGAACGCTGGCAAACGCCAGGAGCTTAAGGACAGGAAAAGAGTAGAGATTTAAATAGCCTTCGTTTGTAATGAACGGTTCTTTATATAGACCCTTTCATTATGAATAACAGACTAAAATAAATTTTTAGTCTGTTTAAGTCTCAGACAAAAAGTTTATATAGATACAACACATAGGTAAGAATGTAAGTTAAGCTAAATGAGGTGATATAAATGGACTTTACTAAAATTAAAACTTACTGTATCAGTGGACTTACAGAGAGTGACATGGCAAAATTGAGAAGAACACTAAGAAAGACTTACATAGAAACTCCAGACACCAACACGGATTATACTTTCTTAGTAGAGTTTTTAACCAAGCTTGACAACATTGTTATAAAAAATTAATTATTTCTTATGAGAATTGACATAAAATGCAAGAAATGTAGGACTGAAATGCCAGGAATTTAAGTACAGAAAAGATTTGAGGTGGTATAAAATGTGTACATGCGCAAATTGTAGAAAAGCTTTTAGGTGTTCTGAAGGTGTTGTTTTCGTATGCAGAGAGGCAAAGTCTGAGTTTTTTAACAAAAGGGTATTATACACTAATACCTGCAGTGTAGGTAAGCAGGGATAAAATGGCAGATCAAGACCTGTATAAAGAAGTCCTACGTGTAAACGGGGCAGAAAGTCAAATTGACATGTGTATTGAAGAGTGCTCTGAACTTATCCAGGCACTCTGCAAGTACAAAAGAGGCAAGCCGAATAATGTGTGTGAGGAAATAGCAGACTGTGAAATAATGCTTGAGCAGATGAAGCTGCTTTTTAATAAGGGTGAAAGAGTAGAAGGCTGGAGAGCTTTTAAGCTTGATAGACTAGCTGAATTAGTTGGTTATGAGGAGGAAGAATGACCTGGAAAGACTGTTCAACATGTAAGAAGTATGATAGAAGTGTTTGTACTTGTGAAATACACGGATATGGATCTATTGTAAGTGGAAAGTATAAGGAGTGTGGAGAGTATGATAAACGGTAAGAGTATGATAAACGATAAACTGACTAGAGAAAATATTCCTAATATAATTATAGGTGTTACGCTTGTTGGTATTGCAGTTGAAACAGTACTATACCTATGCAACATGCCTGTAATTCTTGCACTGGTAACATTAATTCCTGTAGCATGGCTGGTCAAGCAGTATAAAGAACTTCCTGAGCCTTGTATGCTGAAAGTTGCAGATGAAGAAGACGATTTCGATTTTGTTACATGTGATTATTAAATTTTGGTGGTGGTATAAATGGAAACGGAAGAAAGTATAATTACAAGTGTTAAAGTATCAGATGCCGAAATTGATAACCTTGTTGGCAGAGGTATTATTAGAGTGCTTAGGTATGTAGGTTATTTTGTTTACCATGTAGCTGATATTCTAGTACCTATGTTGTTTTACTGTGGTATATTTATGTTAACAATGTTCAATACACAGTTTATATATGGCGGTGTAGATTTTGTTGACCATACTAGATTCTACATATGGGCAATCTATACATTAATTGGAATAGTATGGATTTTATTAAAAAAAATAAATGTGTTTGAAAATCTTGCAAAATGGCTTAAGATTGATGAAGTGTGAGTTGGTGGTATTATGACAATTGTAGAAGCGTGTGTAAAACTATCTTTTTATTTGATAGTTTTATTTGAATTTCCTATAGAAGTTTACGCACTAATAAGCGTTCTAATGAACGGATACACACTTCAAACATTATTATTAATAAGTATAACTTACTCAATCACTGTAACTAATCTATTATTCTTAATTTATGTTATAAAACATTATGAACTGGTGGTATAAATGGGCTTTGTTAGACAGAGAGATATTAGACAGAAGGAAAAAGCTATCTTTGCACTTGAGGAAAAGTGCAGAGGCTTTTGCACACAGAAAGATAAAAATGCACTATTTGATGCTAAAAATGATTTAGAGCGTATGACTGAAGAGTACAAAAAGTATGAGGAACTATTCTCCGAGATGCGATGATGACTATCTTAAACTATTTCCCACAGACAGCAAAAATAAACACTCCAAGACCTCAACAGATCGAGGTTTTAGAATGGTTTGAGCAAAAGTTGTCTGAGGGAAAGCGTAAATTTATTATTTGTGCTCCCACTGGTGCCGGAAAGTCCGGTATTGCAAAAGGTATCGCTAACCTGGCAGCCTCAAAAGGGTTGCCTACTTTGATAACATCGCCTCTCAATACTCTTGTGGATCAGTACAAAGAGTTTGAAGGAGACCATAAATTTCCTCTTTTATCTCTCACTGGAAAAAAGCATTATGAGTGTGCTGCAATGAGAAGTATAAAAGGTGAAAAGGTTTCTTGTGATAGTGGCTTTTGTGCAGCAGGCATATGCACAATGAGTTATAAAGAGGCAATGGATTCAAGAAGCAAATTAAAAATGTTTGACGAACGCGAATGTGATAATTGCAGTAGACCTGACGCTGAAGCCTGTCCTTGTAAGTATTGCAGTTATAAACAAGCGTTTGGAGCTTTCAAGAAAAACATGATAGGTAACAGTAATTTCACTTTATTGCAAATGGGTGTAACAAACTCTCCTGAAGTGGTTATTGTGGACGAGTGCGACTACATGGAACCATTTATTAGAATGTTCAGGAAACTTGTGATAGACGACTACTGGCATTTTGATAACTTTGCAGATTATGAAATGTGCCTGCAGGATAAAAAAGAAGCTTATACCTATGAGCTTGAAAGTCTTGATAAAACACTTGAAAACATAAGACATAGAAGAGGACTTACCGATAAGATTGATAGAATAGAAAGATTACTTACCGATATAAAAGAAGGAAATAAATATATTGTGTCAGATGATAACGGCAAAACAACACCTTTTGAGCCTGTTTCAATTGAAAGGTTCCTTGATGAAGCACTTGACACAGAAAACAGAATAGTAGTATTAATGAGCGCAACCCCTCAAAAGCTTGAAGGGTGGGAGTTCATAGAGGTTAAAAGTCCGTTTCCAAAGGAAGTAAGACCTTTTAAGTTTGTTCCTGTGGGGTCCTTAACAATGAAAAACAGAGATGAGACAATACCTAAACTAGCAAAAATGCTTAGTGAACCTTCAGATACTCTTCTGCCAGGCAAGACTATTGTGCATGTGCCCTCTTACTCAATTGCTGAAAGACTAGGATCTGAAATATATAGAGTAAGTCACGGCAAGATAAAGCCTATTGTGCAATCGAGAGAAAGTACTATGGCAAGTATTGAGGGTGCAGTATTACGCGGTGACGCAATAGACAGATTTAAAAGAGCAAGGAATAAAACACAGATACTTATTGCTGTGAATATGGGGCGCGGTATTGATTTACCCGAAGCTGACATACTAAATAATGTAATTACATATGTTAAGCGGCAGAATCCTACAGACCACTTAACCCGTGCAAAATGGAAGTATCAGGGTAAAGAATGGGAATATGTAGAAGCTGCTAATGAGGTAATGCAGCAGTATGGAAGAGTAAACCGAAACGATAAAAAAATAACAAATACGATAATCACAGAACCGGAATGGACAGCGTTTTACAGAAAACACAGAGAGTATTTTAGAAGTTGGTTTATTGAGGCGATTGTGTGAAGGCAGAGCATAAACCTATTGTATGTAATTGTGGGTGTACTGAATTTACACTCACACGCTTTAACAGGCGTATTGACGTTTTTAGGAACTATAGAGGCACTTGTGCTTACTGTGTGAGATGTGGGAAACGGATTAAATTACTTTGTATAGCATAACTGTTAAATAGTATTAAGTTGTAGGTAGAGTATAGAAATTAAGACGGTGGTATAAACAATGGCAATGATGGATGAGAAAATTTTTAGCCTGTCACTCACAGGGTATTATGAACAGCTTATGAATGGGAACGTTAACGGAGCAGATAAAATTAAAGAAGAAGTTTTCAGGAAGGATTAAATGTCATATGCTATAAAAATTCTTAGAGAGGAGCTTGATCTTCTTAAATCAAATGTTGAGTGGGTTGCAGATTCTGAATCTGAAAGGTGCTACAAAGATGATGACAAATCTTGTGTTGAAAGGTGGGAAAAGGAGATAAGTGAACTTGAAGACGCTATCAGGAGGTTGGAATAAATGTCTAGAATTGACTGTAAAAACACAATGGTTATTGTTTGCCCATACTGTGGATATGAACATTTAGACAGTTGGGAATGTGGTGAGAGTGATGATGAGTTTCAATGTCACCACTGTGAAAAGGTATTCGCGTTCGAAAGTGAAGTGACTATTACTTACAGTAGTTATAGAAAAGGTGATTAAAAGTGATACAGCAGGTAAGTCCTTACGGTGATCTATTGCAATTTGAAACGACTGCAGGATTTACCTGCATGTCTGTTAATGGTGTTATGTCGGCTGAGGTTGCCTCAAGCGGCAATGTTGATAGGGATATTGGATTATTGATTATACAGGGGTATGACGAGTAAAGAGGTGTTTGAAATGATAAACGAGAACAAAAATACTGCGTGGGAAAATCTTATAGCTGCTGCAAAAGCTTACTTAGAGTTTGAGTCTGATATTGATTATGTGTTTTATAAGCTAGAAGAAGCTATTTACACTGGTGAGGTGGATTAAATGATAGTAAATGTATATTCTACAGAAGTTTGCCCGAAGTGCAATAAACTTAAAAAGTTTTTCAAAGCTCATGGTATAGCATTTGAATCTCTTGACATGCAGGAAGCTGAAAATCTTGCAGAGCTCAGGTTTAACCAGGTCTTCACGAATAACGCTCCTGTGCTTCAGGTGGATGACTGTTTCTATACAGTTGAGCAGATTTTTAAGAGTACTGAACTTCTTGAAAACAAAGTGCTTGAGATGGTAAGCGTTTAATTATAGGTGGTGAAAACATGTTACAGAAAGTTAAAAAGTATTATGACGAAGATGGGGAGCTTACAGACATAGAAGATTCAAAAATTTATTGGGATACATGCAAAAATGTATTTAGGCACAGGTTTATTTGTAGTGACTGTGGAAAAGTCGTTATGTGCATGTGCTATAAATCTTTAGACTCAGCTATTAGAGATGTAGAAGTTGATTATGGCTGTGAAGCATGCTCAGTAGCAAATGCTATGCGAGGTTTAGATGCATTTGATATACTAGATATTTTTGAAGCTGAGAGAGTAAGTAAAGTAAGAAGTTACATACAGAAAATAACTACTGAAAGGGCTATATCTAAGTATTTTGAGGGTGAAGATTTTAGTTGGTCTGATCTTTCAAACTGGGATTTACAGGAACTTATAGGGTGGGATGAAAACGATGATAAATTGAAAGAATTTGTAGTAGCACTTATGACAGAAGAAGAAAAGAAAAATGAGTATTATGAGTATTATGAGTCTTGCGAGGGTTACGCAGAGGGTGAGATTTGTAATATTTAATAGGTGTGGAAACACACCTTTTCTTTCTACCTCCGAAGATTTTATATACATTGAAAAGAATTACTTTGTATAGGAAATGAGGGGGATTAAGAAACGACACAACAAATAACCTGGCAAGAATCTAAAGCTTTCCTAAAAGCATGGAACGCAGGAAAGAGCAAAAATAAAGTTCATATGCACTACATAAATTACATTAATAACCGTCCTGCTAATGATAAGTTGCCAATGGGCAAAAAATCCCAAGGTCGTAAGGGTGCTTTTAATGGTTTTATGACCCACAGGGATCTTGTTTATGCTGCTCATGGTGATTGCTGTGCTGTTTGTGGTCAGTCAAGAAAAGACGTTTCACTTACTCTACACCATATAGAGCCAATAGGAATATTCCATAATAACGACATTGCAAACATAATACCTGTCTGTGTAGAGTGCCACAAAGAATTGCACAGGGCTCCAGCAATGTTTGACAACTCATTAATAAAAGTAACTGTATAAGGTGGTATAAATGGAAACAAACGATTTGGGAGTAATGCCCACAAAGAATGGCTCTTTACTGTCGTTTAAAGATTATAAAAATATCTTCTTTAATTATGCTGAGTGTTTTATAATCGGTTTAATCATGGGAGCGATTTTTTTATAATTAAAGTTTGGTGGTATAAATGCTAGATAAATTTCTATGTAAGTTTGTGCATAAGAAAGAGATTACACTAGGAGATGTGTGCAGAGTCTTAGCAACTGACTTAATAACAGGAATTGCTCTATTAGCTTGTGGTATACTTGCTATAGTGTGCTTTTTGTGTATATCTACTACTTGTGCAATGATACTAGGTATTATAACGTGTATTGCAGTTGAATTAATTTTTGAGTTGCCTACTATCTTGGATTCTGAACCTACTACTTATAATACACTAATTTTAGTAGGTGTTGGAGTATCTACAGCAGTCATAACCTCTACGTGTGTTTTTACATTGTCGAAGCTCTCAAAGATAAAGATAGCCAAATGTCCAAATTTCAAAGAATAGGTGGTATAAATGGAAACTGAAACAAGAACAGGATTAGAATATTATTCGTACAGTCATACAGCAAAAAGATATGTTTACATTCCTCCTGCAGAAGATATTGCAGAAAGAGAAGCAGCTTTTGAGGCTGCAAACAGGAAAGTTAAAACAAGAAAGTAATAGAGAGGTTTAATCCTCTCCTTCCTCTTCTTCATTACTCTTACCGTTTCTTCTTCTGCTTTTAGGTCCAGAGGACACGCCAACATTTTGAAGCGAATAAAGAGCAGAATCCCATGTGTCTTCTTCTGCCTCAGCAGCAGAGTACATTTTCTCAAGCTCAAGCATTTGTTTTCCAAGGTCTACTTTCTTCTGTTTTGCTTCCAGCAGTCTCTTGTGAAATTCTTCTTCGAGTTCTCTCATGCTCTGAGGATTCTTTCTAGCTGTTGTTTCTCCTACCATTTGTTTTCATCTCCAAACTATACTATTACTTGTATCCATATATACGTTTTCAAAATACGCTTTTTTAGCATGTTTTAAATACTATTAAGAACATATATAATAAGGTTATTAGGTGGTATAAGAAATGATAAAACAAATTCATATTGATAAAGGGCAGATAGGTGGAGTTATCCAGGTGATAACACAGTCTATGTTTATCGTTAATATTTTTAATTTTATTGGTGTTTGGACGCTGCTCTATGATAGGTTTTTAAGAGGGATCATCCCCTTTTATCTTGGAATGTGTATAGTTGTATGTTGTGCCCTTGCATGGTGGACTGCTTACTATTCTATAATATACCCTTCACTGTCTCAATACTCGAATAAGCAGGCATGGAAACATAACAGTCCTATAAAAACGGAGTTTGAGAGGTTGAATAAAAGATTAGATGATCTGGAGGCTAAATTATGAGAGTGTTAATGTTATCTACCGTGCACGGTGTGCATGATCATAGGATTTATTATAAAGAGGCTGTTACACTATCAAAAGAGCATAATGTAACAGTTATAGCAATAGATAAATCTTGCAATTGTGGGGATGTAGATAATAACGGCGTGTTAATAAGGGGCTTTGATGGGAAAATATCTATGAAAGATCATATACCTAACTGTGCCATGGCTCTTGCAAGTAGTCTGTGCTATAATGCAAATGTAATTCACTGTCATGAACCAAGCTCCTTGTTTATTGGTTGTATTCATAAATTCTTGTGGGGGTCTAAGTTGGTTTATGATAG